GATCACCTTGTGTCGTTGTAGAAACTAATGGGTCATCTAATCTATGATATCCATATAACTTTTGATCATCTGGTATGTTCATATCAAGTAAAGATGAGCTATTTGCGATGTGTATTTTTATCCCTTTTGATACTGCTATGGCTAACCAAAACTCACAACAAGCTCTACCAGCTTCTGCAAAAGCTACATCTTTGTGAGTAAAATCTACACCATATATGTGTAAATCTGTTACTTCTTGTGCCACAGCATAAGCAAAAGCATATGCAACAGTGTTATTTAAATAAGCATACTTTGTTTTTTGTAACACTTCTTGTAACGGATACTCAACAACATCTGGACATCTTTCATCCAAACAGCAAGAAAAAATAGGTATTCCAAGTTTAGCTTTTAATCTATCTGCCATTGAGTTTGTTTGTTTACCAGCATTAGGCGTATCAAGAAATCTTGATGGAGGATCCATCATAAAACATTTGTCGTGGTAAATAACTGAAGACATGCTGTTTATTGCCCAAACTTCATCAAACTTTTCACTCCTAATTTTTGCTAAAATATATTCGTGAAAACTATTGCCCAAAGCGACTATTGCGACACTTTTCATACTGTACCTTTACAATTTGTGCATAGGATAGGTCCACCTTCAAGTGGTGGTATACTATCATCATAAACATCAAACACAAGATTGAAGCTAATAATTATTCTATCTTTGGTAGATTTATTTTGTAAGGTGTGATGTGGAAGCCAAGCAGGAAAAATAAGCATTAAGTTTTCTTTGATAGGGACATGAAATTTTACACCCTCGGTAGGAAACTCTTTTAATACACCTCTTAGGTTTAACATTGTTTTAGATATCCATGCAGGATCTGTAAAAACAATATCACAAGCATTTTCTTCTGCTTGAACATAATAAACTCCACTCATTAAGCAATTTCCATGAACGTGTTGTGGTATGTATCCTCCTTGTGGATAAAAAGTTGTCCAAAGGTTACCAACAGATACATTTACATTAGTCAAATCTTGTGTCTCTGCTAACATATGCGTTGACATATTTGCAATAAAATTACTGCATTCAATCCATTCTGGATGGTCTCGCAAATTACCTGATAAAAAAGTTGTTACGCCCTCTTTATCTTTTTCATTTTGATTATCTGATTGTTTTCTTAAATCCCAACTCTCGGATACCAAGCCGTTTGTTTCTGGTTTGTTTTTCCATTTGTAACAAAGCTGTCTTAACTTTTCATGAAAAACCTTATTTTCATGATTGCCTTGAAAAATAGGCACGGAAAAAATATTTCTTTTAAATGTCATCGAAGTGTTACCTTGTTAAGTTTTTGGAACCCTAACCTGTCCATCTCTATAACTATCTGAGTAGTTTCGACCTTCTGCATAATTTTTTAACCTAGCAAGAGACTCAGCATATCGTGAAGTGTATAATTGAATTAAGTCGTTCTCCCCTTTCATAAAGGTATAAGCTTCAACTAATGAAGCATATAACAATGCATCTGGTGCATTTGTACTTATCCATGTTGTGCCAGAATCATCCGTTGTTAAAGAAGATGGTCTGTAATAATAATGTAATTCCACTTCAAAACTGCTACTAGGCGTTGGAGCAACAATAAAATTATCAACATCAAACTGTGCGTAATATATTGGTAAACCTGTTGTTGTTGGATTTGGTGAATATTCTTGTATAAAGTTTACATCTTTTTGTAAAAGAAATACATTTTCGCTAGTTGAATTTACAAATGACAAAGAGTGTGCAGCTAAATAATCAGAAGGCTTCTGCAAAAACTTATTACCACTTGTTAAAGAACCAGTAACATTTTTTCTAAAATAATCTAAATCTACAGATTTAAAAATTCTTTCTTCAGCATTTTTAATAAAAAAAGGTATTTCTGCAATAAATGTTGTTTCATCATTTTGTGTCCATTCTTTTATTGAATCTGTTAATGTTGTTAAAGTAAAACTCATGATACACTCACTGTGACTGTTCCAACTTCACCAGTTGCTTTTGGTGTAGGATTAAAAACTAATGTATTTAAATCAAATATGGGTATTGTAATTTTTTCATTGATAAATTCTACTCTTGGTTTTGGGTTTCTAAGAGCTTGTGGATCGGGTCCTACACGAATAGGATCTAATTGCGGATGTTTTGGCTCATATTCATCATAGCCAACAGTCAATCCATTCCATTCTTTTCTCATATCTCTAAGTTTATAGCGAAAGCCAGAACGCTCTGAATATCCAAATGCTCTTTTATTACTTGCAAATCTTGCCATTAAACTCTCAAATATTTAATATCTGGTGTAAGTTTAAGAGGTACCCTATCTTCGTCCTCATCACTTGCTCTTTGAAACTCTTCCTCATAAACACTTTTTAATATTTGTATTCTATCGGGTGCTTTTTTCATAGATATATAATAAGCAAGTCCTGCAACTAAACAAGGTAAAAATCTAAACGGAATATCCGTTGTGTTTTGAAGTGTATCTGCATCTTGTATTCTACGGACATAATAATAAACCAAACTATCTGAACTTGAGTCTGGTGTCGGCCACAAAATTAAAGAAGGTGTAATTTTTCTATCAAAGTAATATTGGCTTGGTCTACCCGTTTGATCTTTGTTAGGTAAATTTAAATAATCTCCTCGAGACATTCTAGATAAGGAAAAGTCTGTACCACTTCTTCTTATAACAACCTCAAGTAAATCTGTATAATCTGTTGTAAACTGATATGTAGCAGTGCCAGATGTTAAAGCTTGTGTTGCTTGCTCTACAGTCCACAGATTAAGACCTCTATTTGCCCATTCTGAAAACATGATATTAAGGGATCTTCGTGCAGTTCTTGCATCATACCCTGTTCTCATTTCTAAGCCACAACGTTCATAAGCCTCCTCTATGGCTTCAGCCACATCTAAATTAAAATCTCTTGAGTTTGAGGTTGTCATTGATTAACCTTTCGCTTTTTTCTTTTTCTTTTTATCTAAAAAAGCTTGAAGTGCTGGAGGAAGTTTTTTCTTTTTTGTAGTTTTTTTATTATTAGTTTTGTTTTTAACTTTTTGAATGGCTTTATTTAATTGTGTTTTTTTATTCACTTCTTTCTCCTTTTCAAAGCTTTTACTCTTCTTGGCTTACCTGCGGGTTGCCCTAATCTCTTCTTCTGTGCTATTCTACTACTTTTTTCTTTGGCTGTCATCTCCGATGCAGTTTTTGGTGTTTTCTTAGAAATACGTTTGGTTGGTCTACAATAAGGTGTGCCTCTTTTTTCACCTTTTTGTCTACCACACTTCTTACCAGTTCTTTGATCTTTCCAATCTTCCTTGAACCATCGTTTAAGTGCTAAACCAGCTTTTGTCTTTCTAACTGCCATTATACTAAGAGTGTTTTTTTACCACGTTTTTTCATGACTGCACCACATCCTGCATTTACCGATCCACCTGTGCCAAATTTTATAACTCCGCCCATAGCTTTCTTTTTAGTTTTTTTCTTTTTACCACCTGTGCCATAGTTTGCTGCACCTACTTTTCTGCATTTTGCAATGGCTCCAGAAGCATAAGCTGATGGGAAAACTTTATATCTAGCTTTTACTTTATGATAACAAGCGTCTTTTGGCATATTTTATCTCCTTAATATTTTCCAACAAGTGCACATCCACTCTCTCTTTTTACATTTAAGACAAACCTTAACTGGTTCACCTCTTACGACCTCGCCTTTTTTTAGAGGCACAATGTGCTTTTTCAGAAAATCCACGAGGTCTGGCACAATTGATTTTCCTCTTCCGTTTGGCACTCCACTTCCTCTTTCGTGGTGGATTGGTCACTTGCTTTGCCATTTGTGACCGACCCATAGTCATTAGATAAGTTGCTCCAACCCACTAGCGACTATAATTAATGTTACTATAATCCATAATCTATTATCAAGTTTATTTAATTTTGCATTGATTCCGTCAAATCTAGCATTACAAACTTGTTCATGTTTTTCTAATAATTTTAATAATTCTTTACTTGTCATTTAACACTTCCATCTTCTTCTTGCTTGTCTTAATCTGCTATTAGGATCTTTAGCTGCTTTTGGAAATTTTTTCATTTGACCCGCAGAACGTGCACAAAAGGATTTTCTTCTCTTAGCTGCTTTACTCCCTTTTTTTACTTTGCCAGTAACAGCAGTTTTTAATTTACTACCAGGATTTTCTCTTCGATAACGAGCAACACCCGCTTTAGTCATTCCCGCCCCTTTTTTTGTGGGACGGAAATACTTTTTTGTTTTTGGTGGTTGCTTGTCAGCTTTTCTTGTCATGACAAAAATATTGTGAGTTTATTACCACTACCAGAAAAAGCAGATACATATGCACCACTCTCTGCCAATACACCTGCGTCTGGAATATTAAGGGTATGTAAACCAGTTGGAAAACTTTGCACCAACAAATTTGATCCTCCGTCTCCATCTGTAATTGTCAAAGCACCAGCAGAATTTCCAAATATAACTATTTGTCTTATTCTCGATCTTGCTGGACCTACAACTGCTGAACTGTCACCTTGATCAAAATTAAAAGCTTTTACATCTGATCTAGCTGCCATTAGTCTCTCCTATTACTGATCAGCAAAAGCTGGAACTGTTGTTGATGTAACAGTGCCAAAAATTTGATAATTGGTTGTGTCTTTTCCTATAATTGTAATATCAAATGCTTGTGGTACATTTAACTGCACACTACTATTAGAACTACCATTTGAAAAGACAGTTACATTATCTGCATTTGTATCTAAATGCGTAATGCCACCAATATAAAAATTAGTATTACTTGGTGTTAAAATAAGAGCATCTGTTGCATCGGCCGCTCCACCAGCGTAAACAAATCTAAATACAGATCCAGCTATAGGTGCTGGTAAGGTGTACGTATTATCCTGTGATCCGTCTGGTACAAGTAAAATTCTACCACTATGTGTTGCATTAGTTAAAGTGACATCTCCATCAGATAAGCTTATCGGTCCATCACCAAAGGTTGTTATCTCTGTAACAGTTCCAGTAGTTGCATTTTTACTGATTGTTTTGATTGTACTCTCAGATCTTAGCGGACCTGAAAAGGTTGTATTAGCCATGTTAATCTCCTTGTCTTGGCAATTGTCG